AAGTCACAGCACACACCTCCCAACTTCGCACTCACCTCGAGTGTCTTCACCTTGGGATGCTGCACGAGGAAGTCGTACAGGCGATCGCTGCACTCCGTGAAGAAGGGACACACCTCACGTGTGCACAGGTCTTCACGCTCCCACCTCGTCGCCCCGTACCCCAGCCTTCCGATGCAGTCACTGAGGTCCATACACCTCGTCCAGCCACCTCACCCACCAGCTTGGGAACAGCCTTCTCCACAGTCTCTTCACACCCTCACCTCCCCTGCCCGGGCAGCTGCAACCTCTGCTGCATCGCCTGCTGCATACGCTGCGCCTCGATCTGCGCGGCCGTCTGCTCGGCGGTGTCCAGACGAGCGGCTACCTTTCGCTCCCACTGCAGCTGCCACACGACGCGTGGTGCAGTTCCAACTGCACCAAACAATGCACATACGAGTTCTTCCATCAGCTCACTCTGCATGTTGAACGTAAAGCCCCGCGCGGACAGCGCCGCAAGGCGCGCCCTGTTCGCCTCAAAGAGGGCGCGTTGCTCAGCTTCATCCGGCACACCCTCAGCCTCGTGCTGCAGGCGATGCCCCTCGCACAGTGTGGAGGGCTGGTGGCACGTCACGCAGAATCCGTCGTCACCGTCACTCATGGGAGTGACTGTATCACACGCCTTCCGCGTCCTCCGACACCCCGCCGAGGAGGCGCGCCGCCAGGAGCGTGGCGTGCACCGCCCTCACCACCTCCCGACTGGAGGGTTCGCCCCGGCGAATCCCCCTCCTCACCACCTGGCCCGGGAAGTTCATCTGCTCCAGCTGGGGTTGAAGCCTTCTCACACGCACCAGGCCCCTCTCCGCACCTGATGAGGTGCGCGAGGTACACCTGCCCATCGCCTCCCACACATCCAGGAGTGCGTGAACACTCCACACCGCCTCGGGAGGTGCCTCACATGCACCTAGGACCTCCACCGCGCGCGGAAGCAGAGCCAACCCCACATACATTCGCCCCCGGTCCACCTTCGTGTCGTGCTCGATGAACCCACGCCCATTCCCCCGGCGCCCACTGTGACGCCAGCACGTGTCACACCCCACGGCGGCGTGACGGCGACACGAAGTGTCGCCGTCGCAGACACGCCCCCACACCAACGTCTTTCCCTCGATCACCCCCAGGCCCGGAAGGTAAAGCCAAAGTCCGGCACACACATCGGACCGGCCCGCGGTCACATCTCCCCCTACGAATCGCTCCCTCGTCCGCCCAACGAGACGAGGTCTTCCGACCTCACCCCTCCTCCTCCCGGGCCCAGCCACCTCACCCACAGCACACTTCCTCCTCCCCCATTCTCCTCCCGCGAGGCCCCAAACTCATACTCCGCTCTCCCTCCGCAGACGAAGCTCCCATTATACTTTCTGGCCCTTTGGAAGCTCCCCGTGTCCGACGAGGTTCGCCCAACCTCCACCCAAACACCCTCTCCTTCCATCTTCGCCCTACCCAGTACCTCACGCAGCGCCTCACTTTCCAAGTCACGCGAACGTGGCACCCAGATTCTCCGCTCACTCTCCATGCACAGACTATATCATATCCCTCAAACTCCCTAGACTCAACCACGTGGAAGCGAGTGACACGACTTTCTATACTCAGGCTCTACAGGAGCTACGCGAGAGAGGTTACAGCGTTGTAACGACAGAGTTAGACCACGTGTCCATCGCTTCCACGCCCCTCCCGTGTCACCCCCATTTGTATCTTACCCTCCTCTTCACCGTACATAAAGATTCAACACCCTCAGTCCTTGACACATCATCCTACCACGGGCTACGATCACTCCATGCCCTCGTCCAACTTCCGACCTACCACCCTCGATGCCTTTCCCTCTCCACTTGCCCTCCAAGGCACCTGGTGGTTCGACGCCTACACCAACCCCGACCTCCTCACAGAGCGCGCACACGCCACCCGCGTTGCCTACGCCTACGGCCATCGACTCCGCCGCTTCGTTGACTCCAAGAACACGGTGCAGGTCTGGCACTGCCACGACGACGGCATTTGGCGCCTCGATCCCGAGGCCCTCCAGACGACGATTACCCAGCACCTTCCCGAGCTTCTCCTACGTGAAGCACGTGAGCATTTGGCCCGAGGCGACGGTGGAACGGCCACCAGCCTTATCGATGTAGCCCGCACCGCCTCGGGCCGAACGCGGTTCGTTTCCTCCATAAGTCAGATCATCAAGAACTTCGCCGAACCCTTTCTCGTCACCCAACTCGCCGCGCATCACCAGCAGATCTACGTCACCGGCTCGGCCGATGAGTACTTCTCCGTTCACGACGATCCCACCCAGGTCGCCTACCTCGATGCCCTCGTTGCTCTCTCCCCGGACGGCCCCACAGACCTCGGCCCTCCCCAACCCCACCACTACCTTCGCGCCACCACGGGCCACCTTCGATCCTCCACCGACCCTCAACGTCCCATTCCGATGTTCACCACCGACCTCCTCGAGCGTTTCATTCCCGACCCCGAGGTACGTGACTTCATCAGCCTCAAGCTCGGGACCAACCTTCTCGGTCGTGACACCAAGGATTCCCAGCTCATCCAGCTGTACGGCCACGGCGCCAACGGCAAGTCCACCCTCACGAAGGTCTCCATTCAGGCGATCGGTGAGTACGGCGCCGAGGTCGATGCGCGGTTCTTCGCCAGTGCACCCGGGCGAAACGAGTCTGAGCACCGCACCTACATGCCCGCCGTCGTAGGAAAGCGTGCCGCGACGAACGCGGAGGAACTTCCCGCCAACGCACTCCTCAACGAGGAGGTCATGAAGGCGGTAACCGAGGGTGAGCAAGTCACCTTTCGCCGTATGTACGGAAACGAAGAACGCATCTACTCCAACGTGACTCCCTGGGTCGCCACCAACCATCCCATCGGCTTCAAGGGGCAGGGCGACACCCGCGCCGCTCAACGTCGCCTCTACGTGATCGAGATGCCGAACACACTCCAAGACCACGAGACCGATCCCGACTTCAAGAACCGCCTTCTTCGCCTCCACGCCGCAGACATCTGCCGCTGGCACGAGGAGCAAGCCATCCGCTACCTCAAGGCAACCCAGCGAGGAACCCGGGTCCTCATCGCACCTAAGACTGTGCAACGTCAGACGGAGGCACACCTTCTGCGGGAGATCCCACTCGGCTTCTTCATTCGCGACTGCCTCACCGAGTCGTCCACCGAGACCCCGGTCACCCAGATCTACGAGGCGTACCTTGCCTGGCGCGTGCCTCACGGCGGTGAGGATGAGGCTGGCTTGCCCACCTTCACGCAGGAAGCCATGCTTCGTCACATTCCCAAGGATCGCTTTCCGGTGGGACGACGCCCCGTCATACGCTCTACGGACACCAACGAGGCCGTTAGGCTTTCCACCCGACGCTGCGCGGTCATTCACCCCGACGCGATTAGTCCGATCCCCGAGGACGTCTTCACCGATGAGCAGCGTCGGGGTGTTCAAGAGTACATCAACCTCGCACTCCTCAAGTGGGACGAGCTCGCCGAGCTCTACTACACCGACCTCGACACCCAGGAGGCTGCGCGGCGCGAGGAGGAACGCGAGCTCTGGACCCGTGCCGTGCAGCACTTCACCCAGACCGGTCGCGTTCCCACCGTTCACGATCACTTCAACCCCGAGGAGTAAGATGCCCAATCCCATTCGTACGACCAAGGGGTACATCACACCCAACGGCCTTCACTTCAGCGTTTCGTCATACGTTCCCGCGCCGCCTCGTAAGACGAGTTACTTTCTCTGCGTCTGCTCTCTTCACGCATCCTACGACACCCAGGAGGGGCCCAACCACGAGTACATCGGTGAACGCTACGAGACGGAAGCTGAGGCGTTCACGGCGCTTCGCACGATCCTCATTGACGCGGGGTACCTAATGTGAAGTCCGAGCTCCTCCTCCACGTCGCGGAGCGCTGGCACACCGTCGCCCTGCGCCCGGGTGGCAAGCGCCCCCTACTCCCGGGCGCGGCCAGTACCCGCCTCCCTCCCGAGGCGCGCCAAGAGCTCCTCCTCGCGGGTGCCAGCTTCGCGGGTCCCCTCCCCCCACCCGGCACCCGGACCTTTCAGACACTCTTCACCCGGGGTGACGTTGCCCAACTCATGGCCGTGAGCGACGCCGCCGACTCACTCACCCACCTCAACGCGAACGTTGGCGTGGAGACCGGTCCCGTCTCCCGACTCGCCGTCCTCGACGTTGACCCCCCGCCCATCGGCTCTCCCATCTCCACCTACCCGCGCGTGATGGAGATCGTTGACCGCCTCCGTGCATCCAACTTCATTCGCCGCGCGGTGACGACTCCCTCGGGTGGCCTACACGTTTACGTATCACTTACGCTCGCAAGTGATACATCCAGTGAGCACCTCCGAACCCTACGGATCCCGGGCGCGGACCTTCAGCTGCGGGGCGCGTACGTCGTCACCCCACCCTCCGTCATCCGTCCCCCAGACGGTGAGGGCACGTACACGGAGGTGTCGTACGACGCCTCCTCCGCTCCCTTTACCCTCGACACCCTCCTCTACCTTCGCTCCACCCTCACCGACCTCGCACCCGACGACGCGACGTCCCACGGTGACCTCACGAACTTCCCGGTGCACGACCCACCCGATCACGTTCCACCCGGGCGCCGCGACGAGGCGGCCTTTAGCTGCGCGGTGAACCTGCGCAACTCAAGCTGGCCCTACGAGCGTGCGATTCGCTACATCACACACGTCTTCTTCCCCCGCGTCGCCCAACCTCCCGAGGCCGAGGACTACTTCTCCCTGAACACAGCACTCGCCAAGTACACCCGGGCCACCGACCCTCCCCGCCCAGACCCGGACCGTTACGAGGCCGACCTGATGACCCTCGAGCGCTACCACCCGGACGTCTTCAGGATCATCACCGACGATTAGGATCGTCCCATGGCCCTGTGCGTCGTCATGCCCGTGTCCGGGCCCATCACCGACGCCTACGACGGGGATACCCTCGACTACCCACCTCACGTTACACTCCTCTACGTGGGGGACGACGCCACACCCGCGGACGCCAAGATCATCGCGGAGGAGGCGTCCCGCACCGTCTTCCCCAGCCAGGACGGCTCGTTCATCCACACGGAGGTCGCCCCGACGACCCGGGTGTTCGGCCCTCCCGAGGATCCCGATGCCTGCGTCGTCAGCCTGATCCCGGAGCCCGAGCGAACCCTTCTTACAAGTGTGCGTGACGACTTCCTCGCGCGTCTCACCCGACGCGGCGTGACCCTCCCTCCCGACCGCTTCCCCACGTACGAGCCCCACGTCACCCTGGGCGAGTACCCACGCCCCACGGCGATGCGCCGTTCCCTCGAGCAGATCCCTCCCTCCACGCGGGCCGTGACGATCGCCGTTCCCCTCCTCATGGATGAGGGTGTTCCCGTCCCCCTGTCCGCCCAGCGTGCACGCGCCCGTGAGATCCAGGAACTCTTCAACGAGGAGGATCACCCGCGCGGGTCGGACGGCAAGTTCACCTCGGGTGACGACGACGGAGATCAGGCGACGCAGGAGGCCACGGGTGCACCCGCCCGCTCCGCGGATGAGGTGCGGTCCTGGCCCAAGGTTCCGGGGCCGCTCGGCTCCCAGGGTGGCACCTGGCACAGGGATCCGGAGACCGGTAAGACGTACCTGCTCAAGCCGACCAAGAGCCTCGACCACGCACAGAACGAAATCGCCTCCGGCTCCGTCTACAGAGCGGCGGGCGTTCCCTTCCCCAACACCTTCGTGCTCCTCGACGAGGCGGGCACGAAGTCGTTCACCCTGTCCGAGAAGATCGAGGGCCTCGAGCAACGGTCGGCCTCGTGGTGGAACCAACATCCCGAGGTGCAGGCTGAGGCCGCGAAGAACTTCGGGGTGGACGCGCTGCTCTCCCACTGGGACGTGCACGGACTCAACGCCGACAACACGCTCGTCACACCCGACGGCATCCCCGTTCGCATCGAGTCCGGGGGTGCGATGGCCTACCGCGCCATGGGCGATCCCAAGGACTCCTTCGCACCGGGCAAGCCGTGGGTTGAACCCCAGAGTATGCGAACGTCCGAGCAGGGCAAGGCCATGTACGGTCAGATGACGGACAAGGCCGCGGCGGCCTCACTTATGCGCGCCGCACTCATTGACCTCGATGACGTGCGGGCGAGCTGGCGTGACGCGGGCATCAGCGACCTTACATCTCAGAAGTGGGCGGACACCCTGCGTGAGCGCCAGGAGCAGATCCCATCCCTCGTTACCAAGCTCCTCGAGGAACCCTTCGCGCTTCGCACCTCGCCCGCGCGTGCCCAGCGCATCATCGCCCTCGTCGCGGCGGCGTGTCACATGCCCGCGGGCACCCCGGACGGTGGGCAGTTCGTGCCCTGTGACACACCCGGCGCGGTCGACGAGTCCGGCCAGACCCCCGCGATCCAGACGGCGGACGCGGATGCAGCCGCCCAGCAAGCTGCGGCCAACCCGGGCGCGGGCCCGATCAAGAGCCTGCTCAACAGTGGCCCCACCAAGAGTCAGGCCGTCGCGTACGCCCTCAACAAGTTGAAGAACACACCCGAGGGTGCGAAGTCCGTCGCCTCCGCGGTCAACTACGGCAAGCAGACGGTGTACGCGTACCCGGGCAGCAAGTTCAAGGAGCTCGTCGTCACGCCCAACCCGGACGGGAAGGGCCACCTGTACGAGCTTGTGCCGCACGGCAAGCTCTCCACCACCCTCGAGCCTCACGCCGCGGTGCAGGAGGCGACGTCCACCGAGCAGATGGCCGACACACTCGCGGGCAAGGTTGCGGACGCGTCGTACGCGGCGGCCGCCGAGGCAGCGGCACTGGCGGCGTCTCCCACGCCCTCGGTTCCCGACGCGAGTGAGAAGACCCTCTCCTACGCGACGGACAAGACCGCGTTCATCCAGGGTGTACTCGCTGACTCGAAGGCGGGCCTCATTCCACCCGCGGCCGCCGCGGGACTGATGACCCTGCTGGCGTACGGGGCGCCGCAGGGTGAGCTTGCCGCCGTCGCGACCGGGCAGGCGTCTTTCTCGGCCAACACGTGGGAGTTCGTCGCGGCCCAGGTAGCGGACGGCACTCTCTCCCTCGAGGCCGCATCCACTCTCGTGGGTGAGCAGTTCAAGCTCGCCGGTGTCGACCTCGGTGCGATTACCTCCGCGCAGTACTTCTCCACCAACCTCTCCAACGTTCTTGCGTCCCTCACGCCCGACGCTCCACCCTACGCGACGGGCGTGCTCAACGGCCCGGCCTCCGGCATCATCACCGCGACGGTCGTTCCGTCCGAGGCGCAGACGCCCACCCTAAGCGCGCACACCTACGCGATGGCCGGGGAGAGTGTGTACTCCCTGCTGATCGTGTCCGAGGACAACGGGACGATCAGCACGGCCGCCGGCGGTGGGTACGGGCAGCTCGTTAGCGAGGACGCCGACGCCCTCTTCACACCCCTCGCGATCGCGGCGGTCGTCAACGACGAGGCGACGTTCAACCAAGACCAGTGGAACCAGGTCGCCGTGATGCTCGCCGACGGCGAGATCAGCGAGAACCGCGTGATCGCGATGTTCGCCGACCAGTACTTCGGCGGCAGTACCCTCGAGGCGGGTGAGTGGCTCGCCAACTTTGGCGGCACACTTGTGCAGGCGCTCCCCGACGCGGCCGAGAGCGTCATGAACGGCGACATGGGACACTTCCCTCCCGCGCCCTGGGATCCCAGCGTGCCCGCCGAGTTCCCCGGCACGCCCGAGCCGAGCATCATGCCCACGGGTACGTCACCCGAGGCCGCCGCGCTCGGATCCTTCACGGCGTTCACGGGCTACCTCGACGATAAGTTCGGCGCGGGCTCGAGCGTCAATGACGCGTACTCCGTTCTCTCGACCAACCTAGGCACCGTGCCGATCGCGCAGGTGTTGCTGGGTGAGCGTGAGTTCACGCCCAAGGAGTGGGCGACGATCAAGGAGATGTACGTCAACGGCTCCCTTACCGTCGTCGAGGGCATGTCCATCCTCGCGGACCGGTACCCGCCTACCGATCCGACCGTCCTCATCGACATGGCCGCATCCGGGCTGAACACGTGGACTGAGCTGGAGGAGTTCGCCCAGGCCACACACAACGAGCTGGGCCCGGGTGCTGCGGGCGGGTATCCCAACGCGAGCTTCTACGTCACCGACGACCCGGGCAACATGGCCTTCTTCGAACAGGTGCAGGAGGCGATGACCTTCGGCGCGATTCCCGTGGGTACCGCGGGTGGGTTCCAGAAGTTGTGGGACCTCGCCAACGACCCCGACGCCCCCGCACCCGAGCCGCTTGCGGTCGCGGCGGCGTGGACGGGCGAGGCAATGTTCAACCTTGAGCAGTGGGACACCATCGATGAGATGCGCATGGGCGGCATCCTCACCGATGATGAGGTCGCGGGCCTACTCGCGTACCAGCTGGCCGGCGGGCAGGAGGCACCCGAGGGTTACATCGCCAGTAACGCCGACGCCTTCGTCGAGCAGCTTGAGGCCGGCTTGACACCGTCGAGCATCGTCCTCGAGGCGCAGGCGAACGCCGAGACCCCGATCCCACCCGAGTTCGACGCGGGCGCGGGTCTTCCCGGGCAGACCCCCCTCGAGCTGCAATCCGTCGGCCCCATCGACTTCACCCCTCCCGCTCCCAAGGACTTCTACGCGGGCCCCACGAAAGCCGCGGGCGGCTTGACGGCGTTGACCTACGATCATCTGATCGCCAACTCCGCCGGCAACAAGATCTTGACCGACGCGCTCGAGAGTGCCAAGCATGGTGCGATGATCAGCCCGGTCGCGTGGAGCATGCTGCACGGTGCCCTGCAGTCCGACCTCATTGACTACGACCAGGTGGCATCGATCCTCAACCACCAGAACGTGCAGGGCTACGAGGATACCTACACAAGCGTCGAGCAGACGCTCGAGCAACTCGCCTTCGCATCCGAGCCCGCGCAGGATGCGGGACAGAACTTCCCCTCCACGGGTGTGACCTTCGCCCCACCCTCGGCCGAGGCGCAGGAACTCGCCAGTGACATCACGAAGCTGAGTGTTGCGGTCTCGGGTAAGTACGGCTTCCTGCAGGACGGGTACGCCGCGTTGCTCGACCCCTCCTCGGGCATTCCACCCGTCGTCATCGCCGCTGCGGTGTTGGGTGAGTCGAAGTTCAACGGCAATGCGACGTTGAAGATGCTCACCGCGTACGAACAGGGAAAGCTTACCCCGCAGACCCTCGCGGCCGTCATCAGCGATCAGCACAAGTTGACCGCGTCGGAGCGCGTCGCCGTCTACGAGATCCTCGCCGCCGGATTCGACGACTACGACAAGGTAGGTAGCTTCAACGAGGCACTCGCCAAGGCCGCCGAGATCGCCACCGACGCGGGTAACATGCCTCCTACCTTCGGCGCCAAGCCTCCGGGCGTCGGTGACGACAAGGTCCCGGGCCCACTCGCAAAGGCCGCGTCCGCCGCGTACACCACGGTCGCGACCGAGTACACCACCGACAAGAGCGTCGTCGAGGCGCTGAAGGGTGGGGCGCTCACCACGCAGGGCTGGGCCGCCGTACACAACGCCCTGGTGGACGGCAAGATCACCAGCGGCCAGGCGAACGACATCGTGCACCACCAGCTCGGCGGTGCGACGATCGTGCCCAACCTCGACGTGCAGTCCGTTCTCTTCGACCTGCAGCACAGCATCTACCCGATGGGCGCAGTCCTTCCCCCGATGCAGGCGGGTGTCTCCCAGGCGCAGGCCGCACTCAACACCACCTCAAACGCAGCCGGTGACCTGCAGGCGAAGCTTGATGCGCACGACGTTTCACCGTGGACGAACTACAAGAATGCGGTCGAGACCCAGGCGGCGAGCCTAGATCTCTACGCACCCGATGTAGCATCTGCACTAGAGACGCTGGGTACGCATCACAGCGGCGCAGCAACACTCGCGACCGGCGGTACGATGAATGACGAGCAGTTCATCAAGACGATGGATACACTCATCCACTCCAGTGAGTTGCACACGCAGGATGTCATTGCCTTGACCGCCCTGCAGTACGGCGTCGCCTCGGGCCAGGTATGGGCCAACGCCGGCCTTGATCCGAATGATCCCAACCCACTCGACAACCTCGACAAGCTGAACCTGATGCAGGCCACAGCATCTCAGTCCTTCACCACCAACGCACTCGGGGGCAAGGTGTACGGCGATCCCAAGAGTGGCATCGTTGAGGACTGGAACCCGAAGACGGGTGTGGGCAAGTTTCCAACCTACGCGGTGAAGCCCACAAGTGAAGCGCGCCAGCTCATCGCCCAGGTAAAGAAGGGCGCGGCGACAACAGAGTGGCACGGGAAGGATGCGAACGGCTTTCCGACCTCGAAGTTCCAGGTTGGAAATACCGTGCTTACCCTCAACGCCGCGGGTGCCGTGGTCGAGAAGTTGAGCGAGCTGGACCGTAACGGCGCGACGAAGATCTGGCAGGCGCCACCTCCCATGCAGATGAACGTGGACTACCAGGCGCTCGGCAACACGAAAATGATGTCATCTGAGGATTTTCTCAAGTTCACGCCCCCGCCTACGCCCGCGCCGCAGCCCGCACCGTCTCCGGTACCGGTCGTCGGGCAGCAGGTATCGAAGGAGGGCGCGGGCGTGATGCCTAAGCCCGGGTCGTACCAGACGAAGGACGCGTTCGGTAAGAGTCTGAAGGCCGGGTCCCGTGAGTACAAGCGCCTCGCCCTGCTGAACCAGAACATCGGGAACGCCAAGTTCGTGAAGCACGTGAACGGCCCGCTCACCGATGCGGACCGCAAGGCGATCGAGAGTGCCAAGTACGGGACGTCCAAGGCTCCCGACATCGCGGTGTCCGGCTACTCTCGCTACGTGATGCACGATGGTGTGCTTACGATCCTCAAGGGCATCAACCCACACGGGCAAGAGACGACTCGGGTCGTGTACACCTTCGGTGAGAAGAACTACCAGACCAGCGGATGGTCGAAGGTCGTCGTCAGCGATGAGCAGAAGGTCGCGCTCGCCCAGCAGACGACGGCGACCGGTAAGACCATCGCTCCGCAGATCACGCCGATTCCGCAGGGTGGTGTGTTCCTCGGTGACCAGCCTACGAACAACGCGACCGTGCCACGCGCGCAGGGTCACAGCGCGGTCGAGGCGTGGGGTAACAAGGCGTTCGGCACCGCTGGTGGCAAGCCGCGGTACACCGCGAGTGAGTGGAGCGCGCTGTACAAGTACGGTGACGGTCACTACAGCACCGTGAACGGCGCGCTGCGAAGCGCCAAGGGCGACCTATCGAAGGTCACCACCGGCAACTCGATGATCCAGTCGCTGGACTCCGCACTGATGCGGCAGCGCACGCCCGAGGCCGTCGTCACGTACCGTGGTGGCCTGGGCTCCTACGAGCAGAAGATCCGTGAGATGCCCGTGGGCAGCATCATGCGGGACCAGGGCTACCAGTCCACCAGCATCGGTGGTGGATGGGGCTCACACGGGTTGCAGATGCGCATCGAGGTTCCCGCGGGTACGCCCGCCGCGTGGAAGCCGGGCAACGCCCACCCGGGTGAGCAGGAACTTCTGCTCCCCCGTGGCACGATCCTCGTGAAGACCGGTGAGGTGTTCCAGGAGAATGGACAGTGGGTCGCCCCGATGAAGCTCGTTGCCATTCAGGCCGACGTGCTTGATGTGCAGGAAGCACTAGGATTGCAGGGTGGCACCGTCGTCGGCGCGGCGGCTATGCTGCGGAGACTGCTGGAGGAAGTTCGTGCCGCCTAGGAAGAAGCGCAAGAAGCAAGAGAAGACGATCGAGGAGGTCGAGGACGAGTTCTTCACGAGCCCGTTCGAGACCTTCCTCACTGAGGACGAGGTCGTACCCGGGACCGAGCCCACCACGTTCGGTGAGAACGCGCAGGGCATTCGCGAACACCGTGTGGACAATCCCGAGTTCGAGATCTACGATCCGGTCGAACTTCAGAAGTGGGTGGATGCGCGAACCGCCGCACGTGACGCGATCCCGCAGCCACTGAATCCACCACCCAACCCGGCCGAGGTGTCGAGTGAGTAACCTAATCCTCGATGAGGTTGACTGGCGCTCCTGGGACGGTGAACGTAAGGCGCAGCTTCTGCATCGACTCAGGTACGACTGGAACGTGTGGTCACGCGAGGAGCAGCGCTTTCCCACCGAGGACTGCGACGTGTGGGTGTACCTGGCCGGTCGCGGCACGGGCAAGACGCGAAGCGCGTCGGAGGAGGCGAAGAAGCGGGCGAAGGTTCCCAACACCCGCATCGCCGTCGTCGGCCCGACGCACGGTGTGGTCCGCGACGTCTGCATCGAGGGGCCGTCGGGCATCCTGGCCGTGACGCCCCCGCGCGAGATCAAGCGATACAACCGCTCCACGGGTCAGGTGTGGCTGCGAAACGGGAGTGCATACTTCCCGTACTCATCCACCGAACCCGATCGCCTGCGCGGTCCTGAGCATCACTTCGCCTGGGTGGAGGAGTTCGCCGCACACCGGTACCCACAGGAGACGTGGGACATGCTCGTCATGGGTCTACGCCTCGGTGACCACCCGCAGGCCGCGGTCACCACCACGCCACGTCCGCTACCCGTGCTCAAGAACCTCATCGCCGACCCACGCACCATCGTCACACGCGGACGCACCACGGACAACGCGGCGAACCTGCCCGAGTCCACCCTGCGCTACCTGCTGCGTCGCTACGCAAACACCCAGCTTGGACGTCAAGAGCTCGAGGGTCTGATCCTCGAGGACGTCGAGGGTGCGCTGTGGCTGCGTGACTGGATCGACCGTGACCGTACCCAGCGCATCGTGTCCCTCTCCGAGGACGGTGTGACGGTGTCCGAGTTGCCCGACATGCGTCGCGTCGTGGTCGGCGTCGACCCGGCCGTGACATCGGGTGAGGATGCGGACGAGACGGGAATCGTCGTCGTCGGTCTCGACTACGAGAACAAGCTGTACGTGATCGATGACCTGTCGATGAAGGGTACCCCCGCCCAGTGGGCGAAGCAGGTACTTCGCGCCTACAAGCGCTACCGCGCCGACGCGGTCGTGGCCGAGCGGAACAACGGCGGTGACCTCGTCGAGGAGACGCTCAAGCGCGCCTACCGCTGGATGCCGGTGCATCCGGTCTGGGCCAGCAAGGGTAAGGAGGCGCGGGCGCAGCCCATTGCCTACCTCTATGAGCGCCCGGGCCACGTTACCCACGTAGGCAGTTTCCCCGAACTTGAGGATCAGATGTGCACCTGGGTCCCGGGTGAGCGTGGGAACGGCTACTTCAGCCCCGACCGTCTCGACGCTCTGGTGTGGGCGTGTACCTTCATCACCGATACCTACCACGGAGGCGGCCTCGCGGTCCCCGTCGGCAGCCTGCCCGCTGGGCTAGGATACGACAAGTGGTAACCGCCCTCGCCGCCGAAGACCAGGAGCGAGACGACAACGGGCGGTTTGCATCCGAGGGCGGAGGTGGAAGTGGCGGCGAAGAGACGAAGGCGCCACTTACCGTCTCCGATGTCAAGGCCAAGGCTCTTGACCCGTCCGAGCTGAACGACTACACACGTAGCACACTCACGGATCACAAGGGCAGGGAGATGCCCGTCTACGAGGTGAAGTCCAAGGACGGTGAGCGTCTAGGTCGTGTGTACCAAGCCGAGCGTGAGTACCAGAAGATGGCACCCGGTAAGAACTACGCGATCAGTAAGGGCTATACCAAGTACTGGAAGGCAGACACGGCGTCGAACGATCGAATGAAGATCCCCCAGTACCCGAGCAGACCGGACCCTGCAGAGGTTCGTCCGAAGTTCGGCGGCATCAACTCGAAGGCTGATGCCATCGCGGCGCTCGTGGATCACGCGAACAGGGAGCAGTCATTGAGTATGTCAGAGAGGCTAGAGATGGCGCGCACCCGGCGGTCCGGCGGGCAGTTCGCCGAGGAGACCCCCGACAACCAGGTCGCCCACTCCGCGCGTGAGGATGCCAAGACGACCCGCACCCGCGCCGATCAGCTGCGCACCGCGGTCGCCGAGCTTGCCTTCCCCGACGAGGCCGGGTACACCGGTCCCAAGACCGGGTACGGAGGTACACCGTGAGCGACATACAGCCCGAGGAGGTCTGGCCCCCCATGCCCAGTCCCAACCTCACCGTGAACTACAACTACCACTTCCACGCGGCACCCGGTGCCGACGTGGTTGCCGAGCTGCAGGCGTTCCGTGCGCAGCTCGCGGCACTAACCCTCGGAACATTCTCACTTGCACATTCCGTCAACGTCCTGGAGGACCAAATGGCAATCGACTTCACCGAACTGACCGCCGCCGTCGAGGAGAACACCACGGTCGACCAGTCGGCCGTCACCCTCATCGAGGGTCTCGCCGACAAGATCGACGAGCTCGCCGCGCAGGTTGCCCAGGAGCCGGCCGTCCAGGCCGCGCTCAACGAGGCAGCCGCCGCACTTCGCGGTTCGAGTGGCACCCTCAAGGATGCCGTGATCGCGAACACGCCGCCCGTCGTCGAGCCTCCGGTCTAGCCCACCCCGTAGGTCCAAGCAAGCCACCCTCACCCCTAGGAAGTCAACCCATGCAGACACAGACCCTGGCTGTGCCCGTGCCCGCGTCCACTCCCGAGTGGGGTTGGAACGGCATGGGAGAGATCGTCTACGCCCGCACATACGCCCGGCAGGTGCCGGGCGTAGGGCGTCGGGAGAACTGGCCCGAGACCGTCGACCGAGTCATCGGCGGCGGTCTGATGATCGACCCAGGTTGGACGGACCAGGAGACGGCGGATGCACACCGTCTCCTGTCCGAGCTGCGGGCTAGTCCCTCGGGGCGTGCCCTGTGGCAGCTCGGTACACCGATGGTCGACCTGTTCGGTGGTGACAGCTTGGTGAACTGCTGGGCCACGGGCGTAAGCACCGTGGATGACTTCGTCTGGGCGATGGACCGCCTTATGGTGGGAGGAGGTGTTGGGTACTCACTCGAGCGCAGCCTCATTCACGACCTGCCTCGGGTGCGGGACCTCGACAAGGCCATCACACACGAGCGCACCGACGATGCCGATCACATCGTGCCGGATAAGCGACAGGGTTGGTCGAACGTCCTACGCATGGTCATCAAGGCGTACCTGTACACGGGTCGCGGCTTCACGTGGTCCACCATGCTGATCCGACCCGAGGGCACGCCGCTCAAGACGTTCGGCGGAACGGCCTCCGGGCCGGCCGCACTCATCGACGGCATCGATGACATCGTCGAGGTGTTCGAGGCGCGGGTGGGTAAGAAGTTCCGCAGCGTCGACTGCCTCGACGTCCTCAACATCGTGGGACGCCTCGTCGTCGCGGGCTCGGCCCGTCGCAGTGCGCAGATCGCGATGGGTGACCCCGACGACGTGCTGTTCCTGCGGGCCAAGCGGTGGGACCGCGAGACGATTCCCGCGTGGCGGGAGCACTCGAACAACACACTCGTCGTCGACTCGTACGATCACATCCCGGGCGAGTTCTGGATCCCGTACGAGACCGGCAAGGGTGAGGCCTACGGGCTGTTCAACAGGCGCCTAAGTCAACGAGAGGGCCGCGTCGGTGAACCCAAGCCCGACCCGTCGGTGCTGGTGACCAACCCATGCGGCGAGGTTCCGCTGGCACCACGGGAGGCGTGCAACCTCGCGACCCTGTGTCTGCCGCGTCTGCGCACCTACGAGGAGTTCGAGACGGCGATCACGGTGCTGTACAAGTTGCAGAAGGCCACCGCATGTCTCCCATACCCGGACAAGTCATCCCAGGAGATCATCCACAGGAACATGCGCCTGGGCATGTCGGTCACGGGCTACCTGCAGGCCACCGACGAGCAGCGTGAGTGGCTTTCTCACGGGTACGAGTACCTGCGTGACCTCGACCGGCGGTGGAGTGCCAAGCGCGGCCTGCCCGAGTCCATTAAGCTTTCGGCCATCCAGCCGTCCGGCTCCTGGTCGCTGATGCCGGGTGTCACGGCCGGTGCACACGCCGCACACGCCGAGTTCTACATTCGCCGCGTTCGCTTCGGTGTGAACGACGATCTCGTTGATGTGTGTCGTCGGCGGGGGTACCACGTCTGCTACGACGTCGGCCTCGACGGGCGGGAGAATCGGAGCAAGCTCGTCGTCGAGTTCCCGTGTTGGACGCCGGACGGTGTGCCGCTCATCAGCAAGCAGTCCGCACTCGAGCAGCTCGAGGTCATGGCGCGGCTGCAGCGGGAGTGGGCCGACAATGCGGTGTCGGTTACCGTGTCGTACCGCCGTGAAGAGCTGCACGAGATCCGCACGTGGCTCGAGTCCAACTTCGACACCCAGGTGAAGAGTGTGTCGTTCAACCTCTACGATGAGGGGAACTGGCCACTGATGCCCTACGAGGCGATCACCGAACACCGGTACGAGCAGCTGACCGCCGGACTTGACCTCAGCGTCCCGCTGGGCAACCGCATGGGCGAGGATCCGGTTCCCTTCGACGCCGACTGCGGTGGAGGCTCCTGCCCCGTGCGTTGACAACCTCGATATAGTGTACACAGGATGCTCGAACTTGACCTCATTCGACGCCTTGTGGATGACGCGGGACCCGGTGTGTGGGTGGTCACGGAGCGATCCAGTCCCGGGTGGCGGGTGGAGTGCGAGGACGGTTCACTGGTCTGCATCGGGCCCGAGCAACTGTTCGAGGCGGCCCGCGGTCGACTGATCGCGCAGGCGAAGATCCTCCTTCCGGCCCTGGTGCAGGAGGTCGACGACGCCCGCGACCTGATCATCCAGCTCACGGGTGAGGCTGAGGAACATCGTTCACGGATCGCATCACTTGAGCAGGTCCGTGACCGGGTGCAAGAGTTGCTGGGAGACACCGAGAATGCAGACCTGGCCTGGGCCTTGGAGTCCGAGTGTTCCTTGACCTAGTCCTCGATCAGGCGTCGTGGTGGAACGAAGGTGCGTGCGTCGGGATGCATCCCGACCTGTTCTTCAAGCCGGATCGTCGCCTCAAGGACCCATTCGCGAACGGGCGTGCGGTGTGCAACCGATGTCCGGTACGTGAGGAGTGTCTAGAGTACGCCCTGGAGAACCACGAGCAGCACGGCCTGTGGGGTGGGCTCAACCTCACCGAACGACGTGCGGTGCAGCGCCAACGAAAGGTGTTCTTACTTTGCCCTTCTGGTACATCTACCTCGCGGTCGCTCTCGCCTCGTACCGGGTTACCCGACTGGTCACCCGGGACTCGATCCTGGACAAACCTCGCATGTGGGTCACCGAGCGTCTCAAGCCTGGCGGTTACCTTGACGAGCTCCTTCACTGTTCCTGGTGCATTGGCTTTTGGGTGTCACTCGTTGCAGTCATTCTCGTACGTCACTGGCCCGTAGGTGTCGCCATCATCGCCAGTCCCTTCGCCTTCTCGGCCGTGATCGGGTTGCTCGATCGCCTCGATCGCTAGGACCTCAGTGTAGGATACGCCCGTGGCACTTCGTCCGCGGCTTCCCAGTTCCCTGGTTGCATCAGCCGCCGAGCTGAACATCAAGTCGACGACTCAGCTCATCGAGCGTCAGCTTCTGCGTCAGCCGTGGCAGCAGCGTGCGTGGGCGTACTACCGCGTCTCGGGTCCACTTCACTTCGCGGGTCGGTTCGTCGGGAACGCCCTCTCCAAGATCAAGCTCATCGCGGCCGAGGAGGATGACGACGACCCGGGCACCGAGCCGCAGCCCACGTCGAACGAGGCCATCAAGCAGGCGGTGAAGAACCTGAAGTCGAAGCGCGGCGGGCAGGCGTCCCTGCTGCGCAACTTCGGTGCGAACCTCTTCATCTGCGGCGAGGCGAACCTCGTCGGGTGGGAGGAACCGGACAAGACCCAGAACTGGATCGTCCTTTCCATCGACGAGCTCGTCGCCCGCATCGGTGACCGCTCCTTCGGCCGTCGGGTAGGCCCGGGTCTGGTGGAGGTGCCGCTTCCCGAGGCCGCGTACGTCACCCGCATCTGGAACGAGAGCCCGCAGTACTCGGGTCTCGCTGACTCGTCGGTGATGACCGTGCTCGATGACGCCGAACTTCTGATCCTGATGACCCAGGCTGAGAAGGCGCTCTCCCGAAGCCGCATCGCCGGCGCCGGCATCCTCAAGTTCCCGAACTCCCTGCTACTCCCCGCCCGAGGTGCGGACGACGTGCGGCGTGGACAGGGACAACTCGTGCACGGTGTGGATGCAACCCCAACGATGGAGGCCTTCCAGGGTGCACTCACCACACCGCTCGAGCAGTTTGGCCACGCCTCGGAGGTCGTGCCGATCATCGTGACCGGCGAGGGCGACGCCCTCGATCAGCTTCAGCACATGACGCTCGACCGCAAGCAGGACGCCCGCTTCAAGGAGAAGCGTGAGACGGCGCTGCAGAACATGGCCGTCGGCATCGACCTCCCACCTGAGGTTCTCCTGGGCACCAGCCAGGTCAGTCACTGGGGTGCGTGGCAGATCGAGGAGCAGACGTTCAAGGCACACCTGCAGCCTTTCATTGAGCTGGTGTGTGACGCGCTGACGATCGGCTACCTGCAGCCGGCGGCTAAGCGCGCGGGTGTCAAGGACCCCGAGAAGTACATCATCTGGTACGACCCGGCCGGTTTGGTGGTGAAGCCCGATCGCTCGGGTGACGCCAAGGACCTGCACGACCGCATCGTTATCAGCGACGCGGCACTCCGCAGGGAGTCCGACTTTCCCGAGACGGACAAGCCGGACGGCAAGGAGTACGCGATGCGGGTCGGGCTCAAGCTCGCGGACGCCAAGATGGCCGTCACGGGCGAGGTGCCCGAGCCTGCCGCGCCTGAGGCCGAGGGTGGGCCACCGGCACTACCGTTCGAGGATAAGACCGCTGAGGAGCGCGGTATGGAGGATCCCGACAAGCCGTCCGATGCGGCCAAGGCGATTCCCGCCACGGCCGATCGTCCCAACCCGGCCGCGACGACGACGACCCCCGGACCTCCGACGATGCTGGCCTCCGCCGCACCGGGTCGTCGCCTTGCACGATTGGGCACGCGCCTCGCCCGCCTCGACCAAGACCTCATGCAGCGGTTGCGGATCGCGGGCGACGCCGCCGTGCAGCGTGCACTCGAGCGTGCCGGCGCGAAGATCCGCACCAAGGCACGACACGATCAGTTCGGCATGCACCTGAGTGACGGGATAGCCAACGAGGATCTAGCGTGTCACATGGGCCGGGAGAAGGTGCGTGCACTCGGCTTCGCCGTAGACGATGAGCTTGACCTACCCGAGGACGGGCTCGAGGATCTGGGCGACAACGACCTGCTCGCCCCCGCGCTGATTCCCTTCCGGTCCAAGGCCCAGAGATGGATCGCCGACGCGCAGGTCGCGGCCATGCGGGACATCGCCCAATCCGTCGCGGAGGAACGCGGCATCGAGTTCGCCGACCTGTACGACGACATCGAGAACCGCTACGCCGATCACTTCGATGAGGCGGGTGTCGTCGCCACCGGTGCACTCATGGCTGGGCTGCTAGCCTTCTCCCGTCGTCGTCTGTTCGACTCGGGTGCGGGCGCGGCGACCGTCGGTGAGTTCGATGACGTGCGTGTGCCCGCGG